CTGAGGGGTGGCGTAGAGTGGAATTCCTCCCCCTCCACCAGAAAATTCATTGCGAGCGTTATACTCACGACCATCTGCGTCATCACGCATCCACGCCACCGGCTCTGCTTCCAGCGATGCCAGAGCAATTTCATAAGCACGGCGTTCAATATTGTCTCTCACGTCTAGGCTGCCTATGCGCTCTTTGATTTCTTTAATCAGTTCTTTGTCGGTGAAAGTTGTCATGTGTTAGTCCTCATCCACTTCAACGCCATCTTTCAGCGTGATGCCGTGCCAATCATCAGCCCAACTGGTTAGCCCTGGCGCATCAATGCTAGGCATATAGACGCTTGCAGTGTGGTAGCCCTTATCGTTATCAATGCTGGCAACGTGCTCGCCGTTGTATGCGCTCAGCGTGTCCAGGACGCTATAAAACTTTCCTCCGGCTGCCCTGAAATCCTTTACAGCCTTCACAAGGCGATTCCACGCTTTTTCCTGTTCTGGCGTCAGGTCGATTAATTCCTGCAAAGTTGCCATATCACTCTCCTTTGATGCCAATGTTTACAGCTTGGCAAGCCTCTTTGAGCACCCAGTCAACAGCGTCTTTCCATGCTCCGGTTTCGACTGGCGGATTTTCACGCTTAACCTGTTCATAGAAGCGCACTGCCTTAATCAATCCTTCTGGTGCCAGTGGCACAGGCGGGGCAGTGAATAACGCCTGAATTTCATAGTTCGGTCTGTCGTTGCAATCCTCTTTTGTCGGTACATATTTCCAGTCACCAACCCACGGCTCCCCCTGTGAGTCCGTAATGCTTTTTTTTCACGTAGCGATATCGCCATGCCATCGGTTCTGCTTCCAGCGATGCCTGTGCGATACGAAACACATTGGCAAGCAGGCTGTCTGAAGATTGGTTATCGTGCGCCGGGTCGCTCAGGAAACCAGTGATGAATGATTTAATCTCCGCGTTTTCTCTGGTAATAGTGGTCATATCAGTTCTCCTTATACGGATTAATTTTGTTGTGCAGTGTGTTGAACGACGCCCATACAACGTCGTTATACAATTCAATAACTGGCTCAATTATTTTCCCGATTGCCCAGACAAAAATTAGCGGGGATATCGGTATCATCAACACGATAAACAGAATGAGAAACAGGAATTCTGTTGTTCTACTCTTTCGCGGATATTTTTTTCTGAATAATGTGACCATTCATTACCGCCCTTTCGGGCGGCCTCCTGATGTTCTGAGGGTGCAGAAATCCCTCCGGTTAAGGATTTAATAAAAATCACTTCTGATTTAAATTTTCAGTGTTTTGTTGTCAGGTGGTTTATCGCCTTTACGCTTCAGCCTTATTTCGCAACCAGACACAAACCGGGCCATCTTCGGTGTCATGTATTGAACCAATAAACCATCCATCGCCCTCTGGTCGCTCCGGTTTCCAGGAGGCAATATCGGGACCATCTGCGTCCAGATTAAAATCATCTTCATCCATAGTTCTGATGGTCCATTGAAGATTATTTTCCTCCATCCAGGCGTTAAACTCTTCCGTTGAAATATGTTCTCTACCATCACAGAATTTTCATATTCAGGATGCGTCCAGCAGCCATATTCATCACGTACTACTGGTATTTCTCTAATTTCATTCATTTCTGTTCTCCCACGTTTTCAGACTTTCACCACAGAACGGACAAAATGAGACTCTAATAGGTGATTTAGAAAATTCACCAGACCGCAGCATGATCAGGTCTTGTGAATGAATTAATGCATGGTTATAGATTTTGTATTTCAGCAGACCTTTTCGCGTCGTGTATTCAGCGTCATGCTCCAGGGATTGCGTCAACGCCGCGCACGGTTCTATCTTGTTGCCATTAATTTGGCATTTTGACTCACTCACTGGCTGCCTCCTTTGCGAATCTGTTCCGCCCATTCTTCAAGGGATTTCTCCGCATATTCACCAGACAGACCATCAATCGGATGCGGTTCATTAGCCAACTCTTCTTTCGCTGACAGAATCATGCGTGTAACGTCGAAAACTTCACGTAAAGACTTATTGATAAATCCGTGGTTGAAAGCGGCAGCAAGACGACTTGCGGTATAGTTAATCCCCTCGTTGCGAGCCTCCGCACGAATTTCAGCCAGGAAAGCATCGGTGGCTGGAATGGGCTTTTGTGGTGATATAGCTATGCGAATTGTCTCAAGGTCTGGATCCGTTTCCGCTGTTGGTACCTTGATATAACCCATCTGCACCCCATTCATGATGAACCTGCGACGGTCATCACATATCGCCTTTAGCCCTGCATTCTCCGCCGCCAGCGCCGCAAGAATAGCTTCCAGCTCTGCTATACGTTTGCTTTGGGCTTCCCGTTCATCCAGCAGTGTCTGCACTACTTCAGGGTTGAAAGCTGCAATAAATTCTGCGTTGTTCTCTGCATTTTTCTGGTCGTCAAAGCCAGGCCATTTGACAATGTCTCCGCAACGTTCATCTCCCGGCGTATGCACCGCATATGTATCAGTGCCCGGCGAAATGAATGCGACCCATTCGCCCTGTGTTGCCAGTTTTGCCATCTCACGTAGCGCCTGATAATTAATTTTTCTCACTGATTACCTCCTGAAATACAACCTCATGCCCCAGTTTCGCCGCCAGCGCCAGTTCTGCCTTAGTGCCTGCTGACCGCTGCCAGCCTTTCAGCATGTAAATTGCATACACACAACGAATCATTGCCATGCAAATATCCATGTAGTGTGGCTGTGTCAGCCCGTCCGGAAGTACTGCCGGGTTTAAGACGGTGTGCCCTTCCCGTTTCAGTTCCTCTTCCGCCTTGTGGAACACCTCACGGTTGAAATTTTTATACCCGGTCATTGGACCGGCAATATAGACTCTCACCCTCACGCCATCACCTCCTGAAAATTCCCCTGATAAAACGCCAGCACACGCTGCATAACCTTGCTTTTCCGGCACTCGCGACAGATTATGTTCTGACGCCTGTCGTAGCGGCGTATTTCTCCGTCTGGTAACGACCAGATAAGATCCGGATCAACCACAGATGTTTTTTTCTTCAGCTTTGCCCTCGAGAGTTTTTTGCGGGCGTTTTGCCAGTCCTTGCGCGCCTGTTCAGAGGGGAATAACCCGTAACCAGAGTTGTATACATCGCCACTGGCAACCAGCTCTCTGGCAAGAACGCTCATCAGATATCTTGTCGCACCTGTCTTGGCTTCCAGTTGCCGTAACGTCTCACGACCGCTCTGGCGCACGAGTTCCACCACCTGCCCTTTAATTTTTTCCCGCTCTTCTTGTGTAAAAACTTTTGCCACAAGTCCCCCTTAAAATTACCTCATGATCTGAAATAAACACTTACCCCCTGAAGCCCGGCGGAATTTCGGTATCCGGTTCAGAAATGTGATTCACACAACGCTGTACAGGCGAACGCCCCAGGCGGATAACCAGCTCATCCCATTTTTCGCGAAGCTTTGACGGGCTCATGATGTTTTTTACCCAGAATGAATCCCGCTGTACCCGACCAAACATTTCGCAAATTTGTCTGTGAGTTCTGCCATCCAGCATCCGCATTGTGCGCACGTCATTGGCCCATGCGGTCCAGTTGGGTTCTTTCGGTCGCGTGATCTCGCCATCATCGCTGGCAGCCTGTTCGTAAAGGCTCACGATTCGCCCCCAAATCCACTGCGCACACGCTAAATCTTCCTGGCTACCCCACTGGCGTTTTTTCGCACTGAACACAACCGCGTCAGGGTGTCGGGTAAAAAAATCCTGTTCAGCCGTCTGCATGTCCGGTTGCGAAGCTTCCGGACGAAAAGATCTTTTATCTGATGGATCAGGTTTTAATACTGACGGATCGGGGCCAACCATCGCCCCCCTAACCGGCTGTTTTTTATCAACGGTTGATCCATCAAAATTTGACGGGTCAACCGTTGAGGGGTCAATATTTGACGGGTCATTTTTTGCCGGGCTAATTTTTCTTTTCGGTTTATATGCCTCGCGCGCCGCCGCTGCTGCTGCTTCAAGTTTTTCCACATTAAGACGGTAGATATTGCTTTCATTACGCCCACCGACCTTACGTTCCTCCTTCGTCAGCCAGCCGTTCTTTTCCAGTTCCGCTATCGCCGCTTTAACCGTTGATTCACTCTTTGCTCCAATCTGACGACGAATGGTCTCCACTGCAGGCCATGACACACCTTCGTCATTGCTGTAATCTGCAAGGCGAGCCATTACTGCCACCCTGGATAAGATCATGCCGGTGAAGGCACACCCTTCCCAGACAAGACCATGAAGCTTGCTGCTCATAAAAAACTCCGAACACCGTGCTTTTAGTGCATCACCACGGCATTTCCCGCCGGACCACCACGATTCATCTGGTTGAAACCAGCGATCGCCACTGCGACAAAATCATCAGCGTCTCTCACCAGTCGTTCCCGCGTCTCCACCAGTTCCCGAAAATAGGCTGAACTGTGGCTGCGCATTCGGGCCACCAGCAGAGGTGGCATTGCTTTTTCGATCGCTGGTAACAACGCCTGAATTTTTTCAACTGCATCAGGGGTGTCTTTCTCTACCCAGCGGAAAATTTTCTGGGTATTGCGAGCCAGGGCTTCCGGATGGCTGTCGTCATACAGTTCCGGGAATGTCATACCCAGCTCAAAATAAGCCCGGGTTATTTCAGCTGCCGGAACTTTTTCACCGTCCGGATGCGCCCAGGCATTCATCGCCATACGGATGTGTTCATGCTTGATTTTCATGAATCAACCCTATTTTTTTGGATCTGATAACTTCTTCTGGAATCCCACTAACAGGAGTAGGGTGCAAATCAGGCCGGAGATCATGCGGAGTAACAATCCATTCCCCAAGCTCACAAAGCCTAATAACCCTCTCACTAGGAACTCTGTTCCTGATAATCCAATTAAAAATGGATTGAGGCGATTTGAAACCAAACATGCGACTTACAGCAGAGGGAGAACCAATAGCCATAACTGCCTTTTCTGTAATGTTTTTGTATGTAGTGCTCATCGTTAGCTCCATTTCAAGAACGAGAGAATAATACTACATAAAGTAGAATTTGCAACTACACAAAATAGAAATGACGAATCAAGGCAACTGCTTTAATCTTCTACATATGGTAGAAAACACACATAAACATCAAGCATTCGCAACAAGACTTAAGTCAGAAATGGATAGAAAAAACAAATCCATCAAAGACTTAAGCTTATCTACGGGCGTCACATACGAAATGGCGCGGCGCTACACCCTAGGTACAGCTAAACCCCGCGACGAAAAACTCGAACGAATAGCAGAATTTCTGGGAGTTGAACCTGCATGGCTGGAATACGGTCAGCCAACAGAGAAAGGAATTGAACCAGCAGAAGATTCATTTGTAACACAAAGATCTGGTGCCAATAGCAATGGCGAATTTACTGAGTTAAGTGAAGATGAAAAGCGGCTGATACGAACATTTCGGGAGTTTCCGCCAGTTGAAGCCAGGAATATGCTTCTGGCTTTTGAGATGAGACTCAAGAAACTTTACGATTTCTACGAGAAATACGCCAGCACCCCACCATCTTCTGAGTGACTTTATCTGTTAACAACCCCCGGCATTGCCGGGTTTTTTTTTGCCTTAAAAACAACTTTATGTAGATAAAAACACAACACACTCTACTTTTTGTGTTGACATATCTACTTCAAGTAGTATCATTCAGTCATCAAAGCACAACGGTGCGACAGGTCTTAGTTCCGCTCCCCCGGCGTTAAGGGGAAATGAGGTCAGCATGGATACTATCGATCTTGGCAACAACGAATCTCTGGTATGCGGCGTGTTCCCCAACCAGGACGGTACGTTCACCGCGATGACGTATACCAAAAGCAAAACGTTTAAAACCGAAGCTGGCGCGCGTCGCTGGTTAGCCAGAAACACTGACTGATGAGGTTGACGATGGAATTTAAAGATTTACCAATGCCATTCCAGGAAATGGCAGCGAATATAGTTCGTTCCCAACTGGCGACTCTTGACCTGAGTACCGTAGAAAAAGAAACCATCGATAATATATCCGGTAACGTGCGTCGCGCCTTTATCGGGTTGTACGAAGAGAAGCAACTCTCTGATAACCAGGATTTACATGAAAAATACTTCCTGGAATTAATGGACATCATTGATAAGGGATTTGGCTTGTTAATGAAACAGAAAGGGTTTCGAATGAACCCCCTTGAAAATTACTTCGTAACAAGAAGCATTAATTCCTGTGATTTAAAGCATCCCGCCACAGACGGGAGTGTTACAGTTAGCCATAAGATTTCGATTAATCATTAAAATCAATAACTATTTCAATAAGTGATGCCATCTCGTTGCATTTTGTTGAATTCATCTTACGTAATACTTCATGTTGATTAGCACCTTTGGCGGCATCAGTTTTCATTGCTGGCTGATGTCCGCCCTTTTTAAAGTGAATTTTGTGATGCGGTGAATGCGGCTAAGCGCACGCGGAACAGTTAAAAAAGTGATCGGTACTCCGTATTTGTTTCATGGGTCGGTTTCCCTGTATCCGGCGTTAATTGTTAACTGGTTAACGTCACCTGGAGGCACCAGGCACCGCATCACAAAATTCATTGTTGAGGACGCGATAATGGAAACGTTATTACCAAACGTTAATACGTCTGAA